AAGTTGCATTACGGTGGATCTGAGCAGACACTATTAACTTTATCTCCTATACAGGTTGGAGAACTTTTTTCTATAGGTATAGATATAGACGCAGTTTCTAAATATTTTGGTGGAAATGTTGCTTCATTTTTTGGAAACGTAAATTCTTTAAGTTTGTGCATTGGAGGAGGCCCAAGTTTAACAGAAACCTTTACTGGTAAAATATACAAGACAGGGTTTTGTACTTCCAGAAATCATAAAGACATAGAGTCAATGTTCAGTGAAAAAGGAATTGTTATAGAAAATGATAGCGTCTTCGATGAATATTTACAGACTCCAGACGTGGAGTATAACTCAACAGAAGACTACTTTGGCAATAACCCAGGGGAGTGGGACCTTATAGTTGACGCAGGTCTACCATCTTTGGCAACGGCAAACACTCTTCAGTCACACACAGCAAGTTATACGCTGTCACCATCTTTATATTTTGAACGTTATCAACTTGATATAGATGTCCAGGGATACTGGGAAGACTATATTCCGCTAACATACTTTGCCAAATATGTAAAAGACAAAAAGAATAAAAGTTATTATGATTTAGATTTTATACAGTTTAATATAAACTACCCATCTCCTTCAGTTTTTATAGAAGAAGAGGAGTTAGGTTCTTGGACATACAAAGAGTTATCAGAAGAATACAATCAGCCTATTCAAAGAGACTATTCTTCTTTAGGAAATCAACTTTTTACAAACTATTTAGATTATAATGATTTAAAAAATAAGGCCTACAAAAACTATAAGTATGATACAACAGATTCTCTTGTTAGGTCTTATATAACTTTTCAGTATATAAAAAATGGTGCAAATCTTTCATCAGAGAATTTTGTAAATATTGAGAAACCATCAAACGACTCAATAGTAATACCAGGAGAAGACTGGAGATCTAGCAAGTATGAAGTTATTGACAATATGATTGTTTATCCTCCCATAAATATAAATGTTTTAGATCTTGCACTTGTTACTCACTTAGAGTTTAAAGTAAAGGGAATACTAAAAAAGAAGGTATATTTAAGAAGTTTAGAATATGCATCTCAAGCATTTAATGAAACATCTGTGAATCCAGTAGGAACTAGGTTTGGACAAGACGTCTACCCTTATAAAAAATCTGGGTTTTATTATGACTACAAGAGTACAAACCCTTTTACAATTTATAAGGGTAGTTCTCCATATTTGTATTTAACAAGATACACTGGTTTAGAATTAAAAGGTGCCTACGATCCAAGAGAAAACCGTGGACTATCTATTCCAATCAACAAAGAAAAATCAAATGACTTTAAGGTTTTAGCAATGCAAGCAGCAATCAGATATGACAAAGATGCATTCCCCTATTCATCTACAGAAATTTTTGAAATTAAATCAAACAAAGAGCACATAAAGTTTTATATGGTTGCAATCCATCCAACTGGAGAAAGAGCAAAGATATATGCAGTTGACGCAATAACTGGTAGATTAGAAACTGGTATAGATTTTTACTGGAATGGAAAGATTGTAAAAGAGCCAGTGATAACTATTAAAGAATGGGGATTCCTTGGCATCTCTTTCCCAAAACTATTAGAGTTTACAAACACTGTAGGAGTTATTAATTTTAATGGACCAATAACCTTTAACACTGTCTCATATTATCAGTCTACAAACCTTCAAGAGGTTCAATTGATTCAGCCAAGATCTTGGTTCTCAGTTGAGAACGCTCCACCAGAGGTTCTTGACTGGGACTATTGGCGATCTTCAGACTTTGATTGGCGCGGGGTAAATATTGTTTCTTCGAAGAACTTTTATGGTGTAAACCCCTCTACTATCTATAAGAGTTATACAGGAACAAACAAGATTATTATTGATAGTTCAGGAACTCTTGTTATTAATAGTCTTAGGTCGACTACAGACCATGTATATAAGATCTATTCTGGTATAACATCAAAACTAATAACCGTTCCTGCTGTCTAATATGGTATACTTGAGTATATGAATACCCAAGATCCACGCAAAAAGAAGAAAGCCTTACCCAGAATGAAGGGCCAAATAGGTGAGTCTCGTGCAAAAATTATTGAGAAGCACTACGATTGGGGTCTTTACGTGTACAAAAAGGCTAACGGAAAATGGTTTACAGATGGAACTGGTTCTGTTTTAAATATTGAATCTCAAAAAGGTGACATACTCCAGATATCTAAACTTAAAGAAGCAGCAAAATATTACGGGGATGAAGGAGATGGAACTTGTGTATTTGTTCCAGGTCTAACAAGAATCTCAGAAGAAGAGTACTCTGAACAAAAGCAAAGACTAGCAGAAGGATTAATTCCTTCAATGAACGATCTTGGTGCAGTACAGGCAGCCAAAGACACTATTGCGAAATATGGAAGTGACGACTAATGAGTGAAGACAAAGAGTTTTTTATTAGAGCAAAGACGGATAATCTTTTGCCAGAAGATGATACTTTTACAAAGCAAGATCCATTTAATCAGTCATGGGATGTAATCAAAGACTTACAAGGTCTTGACGCTAATTTTAAAAGACGAACATCTCGTATAGTTAAGGGTGAAGCAACCCAAGGATATATTGACAGTTCAAGAGCAGAAAGCGTCGGTATTGATGGAGCAAGATCTAAAGAGATTAACTCAGGAGCAGTATTTAGAAATGCCTACGGACTCTTTGATGTAATTACTCCACCATGGAACCTATATGAACTTGCAAGTTTTTACGACACATCATTTGCCAATCACGCAGCCATTGATGCCAAGGTAGAAAACATTGTTGGCCTTGGATATGAGTTCAAGGTTTCAAAAAGAACTATGCTTAAGTTAGAAGCATCAGAGCCAAAGACTTCTGAGAATGCAAGAAAAAGAATTGAAAGAGCAAAGATTGAAATGACTGATTGGCTTGAGTCTTTAAACGACGAAGATTCTTTTACAACAACAATGGAAAAGGTTTTTACTGATCTACAAGCAACAGGTAATGCCTATCTTGAAGTAGGAAGAACTGTTCGTGGAGATATTGGATATGTTGGTCATATCCCCTCTACAACAATGCGTGTACGTAGATTGCGTGATGGGTATGTTCAGGTTATTGGAAACAAGGTTGTTTACTTCCGTAACTTTGGGGCAACAAATCCAAACCCACTTGGAACAGATGCACGACCAAATGAAATTATTCACTTTAAAGAGTACTCACCGCTAAACACTTTTTACGGGGTACCAGATATTATGTCTGCAATAGGATCACTACACGGAGACCAACTTGCATCACAGTACAATATTGATTACTTCCAAAACAAAGCAACCCCAAGATATGTTGTAACTCTTAAAGGTGCAAAGTTGTCTGCTGAGGCAGAAGACAAAATGTTTAGATTCTTGCAGACAGGGCTAAAGGGCCAGAACCATAGAACTCTTTACATTCCACTGCCAGGAGACTCCGACACCAACAAGGTAGAGTTTAAGATGGATCCTGTAGAAAATGGAATCCAAGAAGCATCATTTAAAGAATACAGAAAGCAGAACAGAGACGATATCCTTGTGGCTCACCAAGTTCCTCTTTCTAAGATTGGCGGTTCTGATTCTTCAGCCATCGCTGCTGCGCTATCTCAAGACCGCACCTTTAAAGAGCAGGTTGCAAGACCAGCACAAAGAAATCTTGAGAAGATGATTAATAAAATTGTAAAAGAAAAAACAGATATTCTGGAGTTTAAGTTTAATGAACTTACGCTTACAGATGAAATTGCTCAATCACAGATTATCGAAAGACTTGTTAAGACACAGGTCATGCTTCCAAACGAAGGTCGAGAACTTCTTGGTCTTCCACAGATCGAAGGTGGCAATGAGCCATTTGATCCTAAGCCAGAGCAGGCAGCAAACGATAATGCAAACAGAGCAAGGGATACGGAAAGAGTCAACAACCAGTCAGATGGACCAGCCACAATAAGTGGAAGAAATCCAAAAGGCGAAGGTCGTAAGTTTGATGACTTGTCCGACTTGTCCGAATAGTGATACTTTAACAAAAAAGGGTATATAATATAATAACCATGATTATATCTAAAGCACACTGGAATTCAGATGGAGATAATCTCCGTCTATCTATGCCTTTTAGCAAGGTAGATAAAGAGCGAAGAATCGTATCAGGCTTCGCATCCCTTGATAATTTAGACAAGCAAGATGACATCGTAACAGCCGAAGCATCAATGGATGCCTTTGCAAAATTCCGTGGGAACATTAGAGAAATGCATCAACCATTAGCAGTAGGAAAGATGGTAGATTTTAAAGCAGAGAAGTATTTTGATCCAGAATCAAAGAAGTTTTATAACGGAGTATTTGTATCTGCATATGTTTCAAAGGGTGCACAAGATACTTGGGAAAAGGTTCTAGATGGAACCCTTGCTGGTTTTTCTATTGGTGGAAGAATGAATAAGTGGGATGACGGGTTTGACGAGAAGTCAGACAAAGTAATTAGAATTATTAAGCAGTATGATTTGGTTGAGTTGAGTCTTGTAGATTCCCCAGCAAATCAATTTGCAAATATTGTCTCTGTTGAAAAGGTAGATGGAGTAGATGTATTTAAGGGTGACTCAACAGTTTTAGAAAATGTATTTTACGATAAAGCAAATGGAATAGTTTTATCATCTGAGAATGAATCAGAACTTAGCCCAATAACTGGGGAGCAAATGGAGAATATAGGTTTCGTTGAAAAAAATGATAACGAAAAAGTAACAATGATAAAATTCTTAGTTGATAGTGCTAAAGGCATTAATACTTCTAAGATTAACAAGGAGGTACAACCTATGACAGAAAACACAGAAGCAGTTGCAGAAGTTATTGAAACAGAAGCATCAGTAGAAGTAGAAAAGTCAGAGGTCGCTCCAGAGGTTGATGCGGTAGTAGAAACACCTACAGAAGATGTTGTTAAGGCTGATGAAGCCCCAGTATCTGAAGAGATTGTAAAGTCTGAAGAGACTTCTACAGTTGATGTAGTTGAAGAAGTTACAGAAGTATCTAAATCAGATGAAGCAGTTGATTCAACTGTAGAAATCAAGAACACTCTAGAATCAGCCTTTAGCGATCTAGTTTCAAAGGTCAACTCTTTGCAGGCAGAAGTAGAAATGCTTAAGTCTTCAAAGGTAGATGTTGAAACAGCAAAAAGTTCATTTGAAGCAGTTGCAAAAGATATTGCAGCAGTATCAAGTGATTTCAATGAATTTGGTAAGCGTGTGGAACTTGTAGAGCAAGACACTGCTTTCCGAAAGTCTGGCGATCTCGGCGAGATAGTACAGAATCAGCCTGAAACGGTTGAAAAATCCCTATGGGGC